GGTTGACGCCAAGGCCCGAGCGTCGATCGAGGAATCGATCCGGGCCGAGTTTGCCCGCGTGCGCGACACGCTGGCGGTAAGGAAGACATGAGCAAGATCGAGCGTGTACCCAACGGCCCGATGAAGATTTTGTCCTGCGGCAAGTATGGCGGGGCGTTCCTTGCGGAGGTGCAAATTGGCGGGACGGTCTACCACCTGACCAGACTTCATGAAGCGAGGAATTTTGGACGCCGATGGGTCACGCGAGATGGTCAGTTTCTCAATTCCGAACGCGCTCTGCGGCTCGAGCGGAAGTTGGACGACCGCGAAGAACGTCTGGAACGCGAGCGTCTTGTTGACGCGGCGAAGAAAGCCAGGGATGGCGGCGATGCTTTGCCTGCAAGCGACGCCGGAAACCAAGGCGATGGCAGACGGTCGCATCCAAAGGAATATGTCGCCAGCGTGAGCATCAGGCTGGTCGAGAACGACGAGGGCAAGACCGACGGGCAGTGGCGAACTCGCACGGGCGGGTCCGAGCGGTCCATACGAGCGGATGAAATGGAGTCCGCGTTCGGATTGCTCGGCGCATGCATAAACGAGGCGATCGAAGCGGTGGCGATGGATCGCGAGCTCGTGATGATGATGCTGGCGGACGCTGTCACGGAGGAGCCGTTCGAGCACCTGGACCTCAAGTGCAACGACGAGATGAAAAAGCAGTTCAAACAGTTCTGGGAAGCCGCCAACAAGATCAGCGGCCGCTGGTGATGATCTCGTGACCTACGCATCCGCCGACGCCATCCTCGACCGCGTCTGCCGCGAGTGCTGGCCCGCACGCCGCCCGCGGTCGGTATCGCAGTGGGCCGAGCAGGAGCGCTTCGTGTCGGGCCGCACCTCCGCCCGGTCCGGCCGGTGGTCCAACGCCCGCACGCCCTACCTGGTCGGCATTCAGGACGCGCTGTGCGACCCGGTCGTCCGCCAGATCACGGTTCTGAAGGCGCCGCAGGTCGGGTTCACCGAGTGCCTGATCAACATGCTCGGGTGGATCGCCGAGCACGATCCGGTGATGACGATGGTGGTGCTTCCCAACGAGAAGCTCGCCCGCGCCATGGCCAAGAAGCGCGTGCTGCCGGCGGTGCTGGCGTCGCCCACGCTGGGACGTCGGCTGGGGCGCTCGAAGGAGGACCGCTCGAGCGCCGTCCTGTCGTTCGACCGCTGTGACATCCGCTTCGCGGCCGCCGGAAGTGATACCAACGTCCGCTCGTGGCCCGCGGGCGTGTTCATCGTGGACGAATACGACCTGTGCCCGGAGGGGATCGAGGAGGAGGCCGAGCAGCGGACGCGCACCTATGGCGAGCGGGCCAAGCGCGTGTTCGGCGGCACGTCGAGCATGGACGACATGGGTATCGCCAAGCGGTTCTCGCTCTCGGACCAGCACCGGTTTCACGTTCCGTGCCCGTTCTGCGGGCGGTACCAGACGCTGGACTGGGAGCGCATCCGCTGGGACGGCGGGGCCAACGCCCGGCCCGACGACGCCAAGGCGACGGCGCGATACGAGTGCGTCGGATGCCGCCAGAGGATCGCCGAGCACCACAAGTTGCCGATGCTGCAGCGCGGCATCTGGGCGCCCGGAACGAACCAGATTGTGGTCCAAGACGGCGTTCCGGTGGTCGTCGGTGAGGATCGCCCGACCAGCCATCGCGGGTTCTTCATCGGTGGCGAGATGTCTCCCTTCGTGTCATGGGGCGACATCGCGTCGGGATTCGTGGCCGAGCGCGGCAGCCCTGGCCGCAAGTGGTGGAACGGAATCGGCCGACCGTGGAAGGGCCCGCGCCGCAAGATCGACGTTGAGGACGTGCGCAAGCTGGCGGTGAAGGTGGCCGACGGCGGGCACGAGCGCGGGTGGGTTCCCGACGACGCGATCTTCCTCACCGGCACGGTCGACACGCAGCTCGATCACCTGTGGGTCCAGATCGACGCATGGGGGGCCAACCTGGACCGCTCATGGCTGGTGGACTACTTCCGCCTGTCGTCAGCGCCGGACACGGGGATGCCAGAGCTTGGCCGCCTGCTCGATCGCGGGTGGCCGATCTACAACCGCGACAAGGTTCGCGGCGTGACGATCCGCCCGTGGATGTGGCTGATCGACTCGGGCGACGGCAACCGCACCAGCGAGGTGTACCGCTTCGTCAAGCAGCACCACGCGGCCCCGCGCCGGTTCGTCCGCGCCGTCAAGGGGTTTGGCGGGTCGGGCACGCCCCAGGAGTTCAAGGTGGCGAGGCTGGACAAGTGGCCGGACGGGACGCCCATGCCCGGCGGCGTCGAGCTGCTCGAGCTCAACAGCCGGATCTGGAAGGACCAGGTCATGACGCAGCTGGGCCTGATCACGACCGAGACGGACGCGTCGATGACCGAGTCGGTCGGGGATGTCACGCCGGTCGTCGCGTCGCGGCGCGTGCTGCCCGAGGACGTGCCCGACGATTACCTCTACCAGGTGACGGCCGAAGAGCTGGTTGAGAAGCAGCGCGACGGCCGCAAGCACTGGGTCTGGCAGATGAAGCAAAACCGCCACCACAACCACGCGCTGGACACCACGTACTACGCGGTAGCGGCAACGCGGGTGTACGGCCTGATGGGCGTGGGCGAGGATGCCAAGGCGCGGCTGCGGGCCATGTGCCAGGTCGACGGGCCGAAGCCCAAGCCCCCCGAGCGGGTTCCGCCGCGGCCGGCACCACCTCCGCCCAAGGCAGGGCGCGAGTTCGGGACCGACGCCCCGATCCCGCGAATGTCCGACGAGTGGCGTGGGTAGTCGTCTGCAAACTCGCATAGCACGTAACTTGCCTAAATCTCAGTAGTTACGCGCGCTCGCCGCCCCGCCTGGTACCCGCGAAGGTACCGCATGCGCGGACTGGTATGAGCAAGAAGCACACGCCGCCCGCATCGGCCAGCGCTCCCGCCCCTCAACCGGTCGACACGGCGAGCCCCGGAACGCCCGAGGACATGGCCGCCGCGCTGGCGGAAACACCAGCCCCGGCGGCGTTCCCTGACGCGCCGGTCGTTCAGACGCCGGTCGAGTCGGCTCCCGCCGCCGCACTGGCCAAGACCGTCCACGACGACGAGGAAGCCCGCCTGGCCGCGCGCATCGCCGAACTCGGCGATCCGCACGCGGTCGTGGTGGCCGCGGCATCCCGCCTCACCAGGGCCCGCGAGGAGCAGTTTGAGACGTCGATCTCGCTCGAGCAGGCGGTCAACCTCGCAATGGACAACCTCCGCAAGGTCCAGGCGCAAGCCCAGATCGACAAAGAGGAAATCCGCCTCTGCAAGCTTCGCCTTGAGCAGATCGCGTCGGCGCGCGACGCGGACGACAAGGCCGCCGCCGCCACCGCCGCCCACAAGGCCAAGAGCACCTGATGACATGGACCTACTCCAACTTCCGGAGCGGTTCGACGCTCGCCGAGCGCGTGCGCCTTGGCCGCCTGCACATGCAGGAGATCTCCGACCAGATCAGCCACGACGTCATGACCGACGGGTTCATGAAGCGGGCCGACGGCTTGTCGCGCCTGCTTGACGGGGTGCGCCAGGAAGTCCAGAGGTACGAGGACCAGCTGTCGTCCGTCGGCGGGACCGCCGGCGGCGTGTCGTACGCACAACCAACTCCGATCCGAGGGCTGTAAGTGACGACGCAGGCCGAAAACATCGCCACGCTTGAGCGGCAGACCTCCAAGCCGAACGCCACGCCCCGAGGCGAGGCCGGCGCGATGGCCGCCGAGTTCATGGCCCGCCGCGTCGCGGCCGAGACATCGGCCAAGCGCAACGCGCTGGTCGCCCAGGCGCTGGACGTTGTTTCGTCGGCAATCAAGCCCAAGGCCGGCGGATACGCCAACGCCCGCACGACCCGCCTCAACGCCTACTCGATGGGCCTGACGGGCTCGCCAGACCTGGCCCTCGATCCCAACGACCTGGCCAACCTCCGCCGCGCCTCACAGGAGTCGGTCCGTAACAACCCGGTCGCCCGCGCGATCGTCCGCTGCACGGTGGGCGTCGTCGCGCCCGAGCGCATGAGCTTCCAGGCCCGCACCGGCGACCCGAAGTACAACGCGCTCGTCGAGGAAGCATTCAGCTTCTGGTGGAACGAGCGGGCCGACTTCTTTGGCAAAGAGTCCGGGCCGATGCTCCTGCGGCAGGTGCTCGAAGCCGCGCTGGTCGACGGCGATATCGGGATCAATCTGGTGTATTCCGACCGCGGGCCGCAGCTGCAGCTGGTGGCCGGTGAACGCATCCAGTCCGGCTCCGGCATCGGCGACCTGCAGGAACAGCACGGCGTCTACCACGACGCAAACGGCCGAGTCACGGGCTACCGCGTGTTCGACTGGACCCGCTGGGGCGCGCTGGAGATGGGTTCGGGGCGTCTGCTCCCGTCCGACTTCTTCATTCTCGCCAAGAACTGGCGGCACGCCCGCCCGGGCCAGACGCGCGGCGAGCCGGTGCTGGCCGGGTCGCTGCACCTGATCGAGCAGCTCTCGGAGTTCAAGGCCGCCACGCTGGTGGCCGCCCGCGTGGGCGCGTGCTTTGCCGCCCTGATCCTGTCCAACGCCCCGGCCGAGAAGCAGGCCGCGATGCTGGCCGCGGTCGACGACGCGGGCAACGCGCCCCGCAACGACGACGGAACGTCCAATACCCAAGTCATCCGCCCGGGCATGATGATGCACCTCAAGACGGGCGAGGATGTCAAGCAGCTGGAGCCCAAGTTCCCGTCCGACGCCTTCGGCCCGTTCGTGGTGTCGCTGCTGCGCGAGATCGGGGCCGACTGCGGCCTCCCGCTCGAACTGTTCATGTACGACACGACGGAGACGACCTTCTACGGCGGGAAGGCGTCGGTCGCGCTGGCGTACCACGAGACGATCGCCACCTGGCAAATTTGGCTCCGCAAAATCATGACCCGCATCTACCGCTGGTGGTCCGACACCTCGGTGGCGACGGGATTCATCCCCGACCACCCCGATCGTCTCCGCCATGTCTGGGTCGCGGCACCTACGCCCGCCTACGACGAGAAAGAAGCGGTCGAAACCGGCGTCTTGAAGGTCAGCAACAACCTGATGAGCAAGGCCGATCTGTGCCAGCAGCTGACCGGCCAGGACCTCGAGGAAGTCGCCAACCGCCGTGCCGCCGAGGTGGCCCGCGAGAAGGCCCTCAACATCCCGCCGCCGGCGATGCCCGGCGCCCAGGCCAACGTCGTGAACCAGAACAAGCCGGCCCGCGCCGGGGAGGTCGCTCCGTGAGCCAGCTTCCCGTCATGTCGTTCGGCTCGATCTCGCATTCCGAACTTGCGTGGATGATCTCGCCCACGGCGCTCCCCGCGATCGTCTCGATGTTTCGCCAGCGTCAGGGCACTCCGATTGCCAGGGCGGATAGCCAGGCCTCGGATGAAAGATGCTGCGGAACCGGCGGGCTCTCGATGGTCGGCCCGGTGGCCGTGGTCGAGATCTCCGGGCCCGTGTTCTCGTCGATGACGCGGCAGGAGGCCGAGTGGTACGGCTGCACCTCGATGGAGGCCGCGGCCGCGACCATCCGCCGCTGCGCGACCGACGAGGCCGTGCGCGGCGTCGTGATCCGGTTCAACTGCCCGGGCGGGTCGGTGCCCGGCTCCGAGGAGCTGCTCGGGGCGATCGCCGAGCTCAAGGCCAGGAAGCCCGTCGCGGCCCTGGCGGCGAACATGGCGTGCTCGCTGGCGGCCTTCGCCGGCGCGGCGTGCGGCGAGTTCGTCGCCGGCCAGAACGCGATCGTCGGGTCGGTCGGCGGCATCATCGACGTCACCGACTGGTCCAAGGCGTTCGCGTCCGCGGGCATTGAGTCCGTCGCCATCACCGACCAGCCGCTCAAGGCCCTGGGGATTCCCGGCCAGGCCGTCACGACCGAGATGCGGCAGAACCTGCTGCAGCTGGTGCGCGACCAGGTCGCCCCGTACATGCAGGCGTTCGCCAAGGCCCGCGGCATGTCCCTCGAGGACGTGCAGGCCATGCAGGGCGGCGTCTACTCGGCCGCCCGCGCCGTCCAGATGAAGCTGATCGACCGCGTTGTAAACCCGCGCGAGTTCGTCGCGGCGTTTGTCAAGCGCGTCGCCACCCAATCGCCATCGACCGTGATCGACCTGCCGGTGTCGGAAGGCGAGGACGGTCCAGAGTCCGGGGCACGCGCCCGGGAAGGAGCATCCATGAGCACCGACTTTGCGTCGATGGCTGCCGGGCTGAAGCCCGACCAGATCGACACGGCCGCGGCCGCCGTCAAGAGCAACGCCGCACTGTTCACCGCCGTCGGCCAGGCGTTCGCGTCTGCCAACGGCATGACCGCCGCGGCCAAGCCCGCGACGATCGCGGAACTCAGGGCCGAGTTCAAGGACGACCCGTCGTTCGTCCTCGACGCGGCCGAGAAGGGCCTGACGCTCGACGCGGCCCGCGCCAAGTACGGCGTGACGCTGCGGAGCAAGCTCGACCAGGCCAACGCCAAGATCGAGGAACTCCGGGCCGAGTTGGCGACCAAGTCGGCGGCGCCGGCGCTGGGCAACCCGCCCGTCAAGAGCGGCGACAAGCCCGCGGCACAGGCGATCACCAAGGGCGCCAAGTTCGAGGCCCGCATCGCGGACCAGATCCGCAAGCACGGCGGACAGCGCAACGACGCGGTCGCGGCGCTGATGGCCCGCCTCGGGGCCGACGCGGAGCTGGCGTCCGACCACGCCGAGTGGTCGCGGGCCATCGCCGCCGGCGAGCTGATCGAGAAGGACTGAACGACACGCACCGAGCTCCCCGGCGCGTGCCGGGCCTCATCACAACGGGAGATTGAACCATGTCCAGCACGAACCCCGGCCCGGCCATCACCTGCGTGGCGTCGGGCGCCATCACGCGCGGCACGCGCGTCAAGTACTCGTCGGTGTCGGGCGACAACGTCGTCGTCGCGGTCGCCGGCGCGGGCGAGCGTTCGATCGGAACGGCCCTGAAGTCCGTGGCCGACACCGAGAACGTCCCTGTCGAGCTCAACGCCCCGGGCAAGATCGTTACGGTCGTGACCGCCTCCAACTACTCGGCGGGAAGCGACGTGTACGGCGCGGCGTCCGGAAAAGTCCAGAGCGGCGCCTCGGGCGCCAAGTGCTTCATGCTGCTCGAGGCGTCCTCGGGCGACGGCGCGGAGGTCAAGGCCCTCTGGTTGGCGTACGAAGCCTGAGTTGATCGAACACGCCGCGTGGTCCGCAGGGGTGCGGGACGCGCGAGCGATCAAGCAAAACACATCGGCCGACTGGTGACGGCCTGCGGGCCCTCAAGGAGGGAACCCGCGAGGAGTCACCATGATTCGCGGTACTTCGGTTGGTGTGCCCCGTTCCGATCTGGCTGGACTGATGATCCAGCGGACCACGACGGAGCAGTCATATTCGGCGTTCGCTCTCTTCCCGATCCTGCAGACGGCCATCGTCAGCTCGCGGTTCTACAAGCTGGCCAAGGCGCGTGCCCACAAGATGTACTCAACACTCAAGCAGCCCGGGGCCGCGGCGAGCCGCTCGCAGGGCGAGATCGAGCAGGACACCTTCTCGTGCCAGCAGTACATGCACGACGAGGCGGTCGACCGCGGCGAGGCCGCCATGTTCGGCGACTTCTTCCAGGCCGACCGGATCGCGGCCGAGAACGTGTACCACGTGCTGATGCGCGACCTGAACAAGCGGGTGCTTGACCAGGTCATCAACAACACCAACTTCCCGCTCTCGGGCAACACCGGCCTGACCGTCTCCAACGTGTGGAACGGCGCATCGGGAACTCCCATCACCGACATGAACACCGCCCGCGAGGCGTTCCGCGCCCGCGGAGCCCCGCCCCCGAACCTCCTGGTCATCAGCGAGAAGTGCTACGACGGCCTTGGCTCCAACCCTGAGATCATCGGCCGCATCAAGTACATCTCGGGCGCGGTGGTCAACGGCGTGCTCTCGCTCCAGGCGCTTCAGACGGCGCTCGACATCGAGACGATCATCGTCGATCGCTCGCGGTACAACACCGCCAACGACGGCATCACCGCCTCGCTCTCCCCGCAGTTGGCGGTCGGCGCCGGATTCCTGGCGCACGTGTCGAAGGAGCAGTCGACGCGCGAGTGGCAGTTGGGCCGCACGTTCGTCTACACCGGCAAGACCGGCGGCACGTTCGGCGCCCGCATGTACCCGTCCGACGAGGTCGACGCCGACATCGTCCGCGGCGAGATGTGGTACGACCCCAAGCTGATCTCGACGGACTGCGGTTTCCAGTTCGCGTCGCTGGCCAGCTAATCCATGCACCCCACGGGACGGCCAATAGGCCGGACCGATTCAGTACGCCCGTGTGTCACCAGCACGGGCGTGCTTTTCCTCCTCCGCTCGCACCCCTCGTCCGGAGAACACGATGGGCATCGCCAAGAACGCTCGGGCCGCCGCGGGATGGACCTTCCGATGGGGCCTTGAAATCCTGATCGCCGTGGTCATCGCCGGCCTGGTCGCGGCCATGCTCTTCGGCGGCGGTTGCTCGCCCCGCGCCGACGTGGACACCAACGGCGACGGTGTGGGCGACACGTCGATGGACGCCGATCAAATCGAGGCGTGGCGTGCCCGCGACGCCGCGGCCGCCAAGGCCAAGGCCGAGAAGATCGAGGCCGACGCCAAGGCGGCGGTCGCCAAGCAGGAGGCTGCCCTGGCTCAGGCCAAGCGCATCCAGCGCGACGCCGAGCGGGCCATGGCGCGGCAGAACAACGCCAACGCCGAGCACCTGGCCCAGATCAAGGCAGACGCCGAGGATCAAATCGACGACCTCAACGTGAACGTGGCCGCGGCTATCGAGGCGATCCACGCCGACGCGACCAACCAGATCGCGGCGTTGAAGCTCGAATGGCAGGCCCGCGAAGATTCGCGCGTGTCGGCCCTCTCGAACATCGAGCGGCAGGCAACGTGGTTCAACGAGATCGCAAACGACCCGACCATTCGATCGACGGTGGGCAACCTTCCCGGCGGCGGCATCGCGCTGGGTCTCATCTCGACCGTCGGCGGTCTCGTATTCGGGCATCGCTCGGGCAAGTCGGCCGGCACCAGCGCCGGAGAATCCAAGGGCTGGGACGACGGATATGCCGCGGGTCTGGCGGCGGGCAAGCAGCAGGGCGTAGCCGAGGGACGCGATATCGGATGGCAGGAGCGGTCCGAGCATCAGGCCGAGATTGACAAGACCTACGAAGAGGCGCTGAACCGCGCCGGAAAGGCGGCGGCGTGACCGACAAGAACTCCAACTGCCCGCACGAATCGACCCTTGACGACCTGCGCGGCGATGTCCGCAAGGTCCTGGCCAACGTCGAGAAGATCGACGTGATGCTCCGCGGCGACGGCGAGGCGGTCGGCCTGATCGGGCGCATGTCGGTGGTTGAAAAGCAGGTGAATCAGCAGGCCGAGGACCGCCGCGTCATCAAGCAGACGGTGTTAGGCGGGGTCATCCTCGCCATTCTGACCTCGATCGGGGCGGCGGCCATCGCGGTGTTCAAGCACGGCGGGAGCAATTGACATGGGACGCAAGGCCTTCCGATTCGATAACGGCTCGGTGCTGGACCCCGGTCTGTCGCTCTCGTTCTCGCGCGGCATCGCCACCAAGGACTACGCCGGCGCGTCCGTGGCGATCGACACTCCGCGCTACGGACGCCGCTCCATCCTGTGCGGCGCCCCGGTCATCACCGCCGTCTCCAACGCGGGAACCGGCTCATGGAACGTCATGGCCACCGGCGTCGACGCCGACGGTTCCACGCCCGTGCTGTGCCTCCAGGACATCACCAACCTGAAGCTGCACGTGTTCAAGTCCGCGATCGCCATCGACGGCTCGGGCAACTCCACGTACAAGTACGACATCTCGGCTGGCACCAGCACGTACCCAGACGCGCTCAAGGAATCGGCCGACAAGCTCGACGGCGGCGCCGGCGCACTGGGCGATTACAACTTCAAGCCCCAGGGCGGCGTCTGCTGCCACGGCATCATCCTGCTCAACTGCTCGGTCGCTTACCGCGACGCGGGACCGGCCTGGCGCCGCAACCGCGTGGGCGTCATGCACTGCAACCTGGAGAACCTCACCGGGGCCAAGTCCACCTGGTGGCGCAAGACATGGATCGCCGTCGAATCGCCAGAGTGCGACACCCGCGACATGTCCAACCTGGCGATCGGCTGGTCGCTCCAGGCATGGTCGTCCCCCAACAAGGACGGATCGGCCCCTACGAGCTTTGCGATCGTGCCGGTCGATTACGAGTCGGACCCGTCGGTCAAGCACGGCGGGCACGCCTACGTCTGCGTCATCACGCGGCCCAGCACCAGCTCGGGCACCTGGACGCCGGGCGTGTTCCAGCAGGCGTTGACGTTCTCCCGCGCCGCCGCCGGGGCTCACGCCCACTGCGGTCTGATCCTGCACGCCGCCGACGGATCGGCCAAGGTTCTGGTCAGTCGCGGCGACAGCCACGCCAACAACGGAATCTATACCGGTTCGATCGCCGCCATCTCGTCGTACAGCGCTGGAGCGAGCGACCAGGCCGCCGGCTCGTACAACAGCTATTCGGGCGGCTCCGGCATCGGCTCCATGACGCTCGTCAACGGCCGCATCGGCGGCCTGACCGGATCACCCCCGCCAACCGACGACACGCATGAAACCGCACGCCGCATGGGATTGCAGCCGCTGGGCGTGCAGATGGGAAACAGCGACGACTCGATCATCGTCGGCATCGACGAGCAGCACTGCGCGATCCTGATGGCGTCCAGCGTCCCAACCTCCGGCGGCATGACACTGACCCCGCTTTTCCGCTCGGCGCGATTCGCGCCCGTGGCGGGTAAGGCCAGCGGATCAACGAACACGATCAACACCTCGCGCCTGTGCCTGCAGCTCATCAACCGCGCCCCCAACAACCCGATCGCCGAGTGCATCGCCAACGTCACGCCCCAGGCCAACCAGTACCAGCAGTCGGTCCTCTGCCACGGCGTGTACAGCCCCAACGGCGTCGAGTTCGGCGTCTGCTGGAACACGATGGAGCCCGAGCAGGCGCGTCCGGGATTCTTCGGCACCAGCCTCATCATCGGATCGCCAACCGGGCGCGGCAACGGCGTGCGCACCATCCCCGTCCCGTCGTACCTCCGCGGCCGCCCGCTCATGGTCGACACCGGCGGCAAGAACTACCTGGCGTCGGGCGCGCTGACGATTACCAAGTCGTCCGGCATGACGGCCGACGCCAGCAGCGAACTCAATACGACCGAGGCCCTGCCCGCGTCGTACACGCCCGCGCCCGGATTCGGAACGCCGATCTACTTCGCGGCCGACGCCGCCAGCGGATCGAGCTCCGCCAAGTTCTTCGTCACGATTTGCACCGCGGGGTCGGCGCTCCCGGCCGTCACCGCCGGAACCACCTCGCACCTTCTGGTGCAGTTCGCCATCCACCCCGCCAAGGTCGCCGACTGGCGTAGCAGCGGCAACGGGGGCGTCGGATCGCGCGACCTGCCCGCCCCCAATTCGGCCACCGACATCGGAAGCAACTCGTGCTCGCAGGGGTTCCGCTTCAGGTTGCGCTTCGCGGGGTCCGACTTCACCGGATACACCGAGAACATCTACATCCCGTTCAACGACGGATCGCCCCACCTCGTCACGATTCCCGTTCCGGTTTCGGCCTACGCCGCCCGCTCGGCCAACTACACGGTCGATCTGTACGTTGAATCGACCTCAAACTCATTACCGATCAAGGGATGGCTCACCCCCATCGGCGTATACGTCACCGAGGCGGCCCCGTGCCCGGTCGCGGCCGGATCGACCGCGCCCAGCTCCGCCGTGTCTCTCGGCGGGTTCTCGCTCCCGACCACGGGATTCACCGCCTACTGGTCCGGCAAGGTTCCGACGACACCGCTGCTCGAAATGGCGTGCGCCCAGTCGCACACCAACACGACCGCGACACGCACGTCCGCCACCGTCACGCGCCTGGCGGGCGTCTCGGCGGGGCTCGACTCGGTCGCTAATGCTTTCGCGGGCCATCGCCTGTGGGGCAACGTCAACTCGCAGACGACCACCTTCGGGAACTACGGCCTGGCGATCGCATCGTCCTCATACGTCTCGACGGGAGTGCACGACATCACCCACGCCACCCACGGGCAGGCGTCGGGATCGTGGACCCAGATCGACATCGTCTGCCCGAGCACGGCCGCGTCGGCTCAGCCGATCTTCGCTCTGGCCAACACCGACCGATCACGCCTCATCGCCGTCTACCTCGACTGCCTCGACGGCACGATCAAGACCCGGTATTGGAACGGAAGCGCCTGGGGCTCCTACGCCACCATCACCGGTTTCTTCTTTACGCCGGAGTACCCGGTGCATGTCGCGCTTTCCTACGACGGCGCGGGCACGCTCACGATCCGCGCCAGCGCCGGCGGGTCGGCCGTCGCCTCCACCACGCTCAGCGTCACGCCCGACCAGGCATTCACGCAGATGATCGCCGGCGACGGAAGCAGCGTCGCCCCGATGGAGTGGTGGGGCGGCGCCGTCGTCGACTCCGCCGAATCGTCCAGCCAGCAGTCGGCCCGCCTGGCGGGCCTGTCGTACGTCCCCAGCCCGGCTCGCACCCGCGCCCGCCGCAACCGCGGCGCCCGCGCATACGCCTCGAGGTGATTCATGGCACGCTCGTCATCGATCTACGGCACGTACCAGGCCACCGGCGGCCAAATCCCGTCCCTGCCCATGTCGATCTCGGCCCCGTGGTCGGCGTGGGTCCTGCAAGACCTCTCGACGATCGACGCCGCGACGATCACCAACCCCGAGACGCAGATCACCGCCGCCACGCGCCGCACCTGGCTCCGCCAGTTCGTCGGAACGTCGCTGCAGCTGCAGGCCGTCTACCCGCGGGCGGCCGCGCTCAAGACGACCGACCCGCTCGCGCTGGTGTGGGGCCGCTCGATCGTGAACGGAACCGCCCTGCCGTGGAACCTCCTGACCAACGACAACGGCGACTCGCAGATCACGATCGAGATCGACCCGACCAACGACGCCGACGACGGCAGCACGTACAAGTACTCGACCGTCAAGTCGACCAACTGGATCGACAGCCAGGGCTACGACGAGTTCATCGTCGGCCTGGCCCGCGCCGCGGTTCTCGACGTGTCGGTCGCCACCGGCTTCATCCGCCTCCGCACCCTGTGATCCGCACGACCACCGCCGGCCACGCCGGGGGAGATTGACCGATGCCCACCAAACTGAACACCATTGCGGGCGTGAACTTCTCAACCGCCGTCGGCGGCGCGCCGTCGACCGGGGACTTCGTCTACGTCAAGGAAGGGGCCGACACGTACACCGCCGGCCTGTCGCTCCCCGCCGTCGACCTGGCCCTTCTGGCGCTGATGCCGGGGTGGTTCGGCAACATGGGCGACGACTCGTCGTACCTCGATATCAGCGTTTCGGACGGCGCGACGGCCAAGCTGATCGCGGCATGGTCGGGCATGTTCGCCCACATCCGGGGCGGCACCGCGGCATTGATCGACCGCGTCGAGATGATGCCCCAGCGCAACGGAACGCTGGTCCTGGCGGCGGCAGGCGTGGCCGACATTCTGCAAACCTCGGGCGTCCTCAAGCTCAAGGAAACCCTCGACGCCGAGAACTGCCGCATCAAGGGCGGCAAGTGCATCCTCGAATACTCGTCGGAAACCGGCACGCTGGCCGAGGCGTCGGGCTCCGGCCTGATCGAGATTCACCGCGTGGTCGCCACCGTGCGGGCCCTGGGCGGCGGGCGCGTGATCTTCGGACGCGACGACAAGGCTCCGTCGACCGCCCTCGAAGTCTTGGGCGGATATGTCAAATACCTGGGCGGAACGATCCCGCAGTTGACGCTCCGGGCCGGCACGCTGGACCTCCGCGAGGCGACGCAGCCCATCACGATCACGAACGCCGAGTTGCACGGCGACGCGCAGATTCTGTTCCCCCTCGGAAACGCCGCGTTGACCTGGACCAATCCGCCCACCGTCTACGGCCGCGATCCGAGGTATCCGTACGCCTGATCGATTCACGCCGGTCGATCGCCGCAGGGGTGCGGCGCGCGAGCCGGGTTCCGAGATATAACCGGCCGACTGGTGACGGCCTGCCCGAGCCCGACAAGGGCCCGCGCGAGGAGTCACCGTGGCAAACATCAACAGCAGCGTGATCCGATTCGAGGCCGGCGGCATTCTTGAGCTCGTGGACGGGGCGACGACCCACACGATCCTGAACCTCGCACCCGGATCGATCTCGTACACCATGCCATTCGTTCAGCCCCTGCCGCGCACGGACCGCAGCGTCCAGCAGCAGCCCCTGGAGGGCGACAAGCAGCTGGGCGAGGTCTCGTTCGAGGTCTACCTCACCAAGGACACCACCAACCAGCTCGTCGACATGGTCGATGACCGCGCGTCGCCCGCCTCCAACCTGGTCAAGGAGTACACCGTCAACATCAAATACGCCGACCACCAGACGGCCGCCACTGGCACCATCCGGGCCTGCTCCAACGCCTTCTTCGCCGAGGCGCCCAAGGTGCAGCACGGCGCCGACTACGACAAGGTGACCTTCCGCATGAACTTCCGCTCGGTCGCGGCCCTGACCACGTACTGACGTGTTCTCCGTGGACCCCCGGCGCGGCGGTGCGGAGCCGCGTCGGGGGATTCCCGATTCATCCGCACGCCACACGGAGAACCCCATGCCATCCCTGAAGGACTTTGCCCGCAAGATTGACACGCGAACGGTCGTGATCCGCGGCCGGACCTACTCGGTCCGCAAGCTCTCGATCGCCGAGCAGGACGCCATCCGCTCGGCCGTCGAACTGCCCGAGCCTCCCGTCGGGTTCGACCGCACCAAGGGAACCGCGGCGGGTCCGACGCTGCTCTACGACGCCCCGGCCTACCGATTGGCCGTCGCCAGCCGCGAGCGCCGCATCAGCCTGGTCGAGGCGTGCGCCTCGCTCGGGCTTGACGTTGGCACCGATGGGACGCCGGTGAGAGTTCCTCCCAACGTCACCCCGGCGGCGTGGAAGGAGTACGCGGATGCGTGCTGGAACATGGTGGCGGTCCAGGGCGGCCTGGACGACGACGAGATCAACGCCGTGCATGAGGCCCTGGCGGCGGCGCCCAAGGACCCGGTGAAGGAGGCCGAGGGAAACTGAAACTGGGGGACCGCCGCACGGGCCTCTGGCTGAACCTGCGAATCGCCGCGACGTTCGGCCTGACCGTGCAAGAGATTGAGGCGCTCCCCCCCGGCGAGTGGGCCCACTACGCGGCGTACGTGCGGATCGAACTGGAGAACGGGACATGATCAACCGCAGCACCCAGGTCTACGAACTCAGGTGCGACGACAACTACCGCGGGTCGGGCGGCCAGCAGCAGGTCCGCATCCCGATCCCTCGCGCGTCCAACATCGCCGTCGCGGTCCTGCTGGACGGCGGGTCGTGGGTCAACCTGGATATCTCGTGGTGCCCGGCCGGCGGACCTCCGCAGGCGTTCAGCCCGGCCGTGCAGCTGACGACCGGGACCCGCAGTGCCAAGCTTGCGGCCGACGAACTGATCGGCGCCGACGAGCTCCTGATCAAGGGCGCGACTACCAGCGCCGGGCACTCGTGCAACGTGTACGTCACGACCGAGGTCGAAACCAGCCCGGTTGAGTCGCCGCGAGAGGTGGGCACGCCATGAGCACGTTCGACACCCTGCAACTCGAGACGGCGCGGGCCTGCATCGACGAACTGGGCGACAGCTCGCAGATCACGATCACGCGGACCACGCCCGGCACGCTCAACACCGCGACGGGCATCCGGGCCGAGACGACCACCACGGCGACGATGACGGCCATCGTCGGGCGCATCACGGGGACCGGTGACCCGAAGGTGCGCCGCGTGCGCTTCACCGTGCTGGCCGAGGACTGCATCGACAGCGGCGCGGCGGCGTTCCGCCCCGACGAGAACGACCGCGTGGTGTGGGACGGCGTGACGTGGCATGTCGAGCGGGTCGAGGCCCGCTGCGGGGACCAGATTTATGACGTGTCGTGCGCCGACGTTGGCACCCTGACCGCCCAGTAGAGGACCCCATGATCCTGACCGGCTCTGACATCCTGCGGATCACGACGACCAGCGCGGCGACGCTCTCGGTCTACGCCTCGTACACCGACCATGGCCGCGAGCGGACCGCCCGGGGCCGGACGTCCACCGCGATCTCGTCGGCCACAACCACGACCGTCCTGGCCGGACCCGGCGCCCCGACGCATCGCGAGGTCGGGATGCTGGCGGTCGCCAACAACCACGCCTCGACGTCCGACACCGTGACGATAGAGCACTACGACGGCACGACCGCGACCGGGGTGTGGGCGGGCGCGCTGGCGGCGGGCGAGTCGGTCGTGTACCTCCAGGACGCGGGCTGGACCGTCCGCAACTCGTCGGGAATTCCCAAGACATCCGCGATGAACTCGCCCAACTACGGCTCGGTCCTGATGTCTCCGGCCTTCGCCACCGCCAACCTCGCGGGCACACGCTCGATCACGAGCACCAACACCTACGCCGTCTACGTCGGCAAAGCACCCCGCTCCATCACCTCCGCCAACGTCCGCTACCGCGTCACAACCGCCGCGATCACCGTCACCTGGGCGGAGGTCGCACTCGCCACGGGCTCCATCAACGTCGGCGGTAACCCCACCCTCACCGTTCGCGGATACGCCGACGTGTCAGGCGTCGTTACTTCAACTGGACAGAAAACTACGTCCTTGTCCGTATCCTCAGGCCAGTCAATCAACGAGGGCGATGACCTGTGGGTTCTGTACGGAAACAACGCCACGACCGTCACGGTCCTGCGGGCGCAGTCGATCGCGGATGACCTGCAGGTCGGCGCGGCCGCCTTCCTCGCGACACGACCATCGCTCAACGTCGGGAACGGGCAGGCGTACACGATCGAAACCGCGACGGCGTTGTCGCCGTGGGTGGCTCTGGTGGTCTAGCGGGAGGTGGCCCATGACGATGGTGGATAAGGCGCGAGTCACCGAGATGATTATGACCCGCATCAACGGCCTGCACGGTGACAGCGGTATCTCGGTGCTGGGTTTCGGCGAGAACGCGCCGGCCGATGCGCAGATCACGCTGCGTGTCACCCGTCTCCGCCTGACGCACCTTCAGAAGAGCGGGCCCCAAAGCGGGGCGACGGACCGCTGCGAGATCGAGCTGTCGCTGGTGGGCCTGATCGCCCCGGCCAAGAGCGAGGCCAAGGGGCAGTACGCGGCCGCGGGCCTGGCGATGAAGGTCGCCCAGAAGCTCCGCGACTGGGGCGACTACGACGGCACGACGGACCTGCACAAGATCGAGTTTGAGACGCTGGAATCGACGACGATGCACGGGGAGGACGAGCAGGGGATGGTGGTGGTGGAGGAGATCACGGCCCGCGGGCACGCCCAGCGTGACGGCGGTTCGGGTCTGCAGTCAATGGGTCCGCTCTCCTGAGCGGGCGGCGCAGGGGTGCGCCGGGGATGGATTCACACGCCGACTGGTGACGGCGCGGGCGACGGCCCGCGGGGGTCATCGTGGCGACGGCGACGGTCTGTAACGGCGAATTCAACGGACAGGACACGCGCGAGAAGCTCACGCGCCAGGCCGCGTCCGAGTGGGAGGGCGTGCGCTGGTTTTGGGCCGACACCGACGACGTGACCGAGGCCATGCTGGCGTCGGGCCTGCCCGCAATCGACGACCCGTGGGACCTGACCAACCTGCCCGACCTCAAGGTGACGCGGGTCGGGCCGCCGGCGGGCGCATGGGGACGCGCCGGCGCCAGCGGCATGTCCGGGTCGATCCTGATCCCGGTGTATTACAAGACGCCAGGCATCACGATCTTCCACTACGAGGTGGGGGATGCGTGGACAGAGATCGCCAGCGGCCAGACCTCGATTGTGGTGCAGGCCGGCCTCGTCGATCTTGGCGGTGGCAACTGGGTCCCGGACGAATCGGCCCCGGCGATCAACGCCGGGCAGGGAACACAGAAGGTCGTCGGGACCGTCGAGGCCCGCGTGACCGCCGTCTACTCGGAGGCCGGGTACCACGCCAAGAAGAACACCTGGGCCCAGTACGCCGCCGAGGCGTGCTTCAACAGCGACGTGTTCACGACGCCCCCCATCCGAGGCGGGACGACGCTTCACTCGATCGCCGCCGAGAAGGCCCAGTACATGGGATTCGAGATGGAGATGATCGGCAAGGGCAAAGTGCGCGTCACGCACCGCCTGAGCCTCTTTGGGAGCCCGTTCTACGTCTGGTATGAGCTCGACGACGAGGGCGTTCCCATGACCGGATACGACCCGCGATTGTGGCCGTCGCGCCCGTTCGCCACGCTCTTGTGAGGTGTTCATGCTCAGCGATGTACGACAGGGCGATCCGATCCGGGCCGGCGACCACAACGACGTGGTGCGGGCCCTCCGCGCCCTGGGTTCGTCGCGCGGTCTGGCGTATTCGATGGCCGACGCCGGGATCGTCGGACTCCTGCCGGCGCTGATGCCCGAGGACGCCAAGCTGGCGCGGGTGACGGCGTACACGGGCCCGGCGCCCGACGCAACCGGCGGCGTTCCGTGCGAGATGATCACCTACAACGTTGCCCTCTGGCGCGGGCAGTCGAACGTGATGACCAACCAGCGGCCGCACCTGGGACACCCGTTCCCCGACGGGGTGAAGATCAAGCCCGCGGCGGTCGGAAGCCCGGCCGTCATCCTGCGCTGGAACATCGCGGGCGATTCGGTGTCGCTCCTGATGGTGCTGCCAGGCAGGTCGGGCGAGCAGGTGATCGTGGCCGAGTGCGCCGCGGCGCGGGGAGATGGGGGTGGGGCGTGATCATCAAGTTCACGCTCAACGCCGACGGATTCATCGGACGACTGCGCGGCTACAACATGTCGCAGCGGTCCAAGGACCGTACCAACGCGGCGGCGGCGGGAGCGACGGTGTTCGCTCGCACGATCGTCGACGGAGCGAGGCGCGACACCCAGCGGTACGTGCGTGCATGGGCGCAGGCCAACAACCTCGCTGGGCTCCCGGCAATCCCGGTCCCTGAATTGCGCCCGTCGAAGTACGCCGCGACCTACCTGGCGATCCTGGGAGACCAGGTCGATGCGTTTGCGGCGAGGGTGAGCAAGTACGAGAACCTCATCGAGGCGAGATTCCGCCGCGTCAACAGGCCCATGCGGGGCAAGTACTACAACGAGCTCAACGCCGCGCTGCAGCGGGCCTATACCCGCCTGGAGCGTGCCCGCGAGGAGCTGAAGAACGCGGCCAAGCGGCACGCGATCGACATGCCCGACTACCTGTTCATGGGGCTGCTCAATAAGGAGGGCCAGTACCGCCCGATGGTGGGGAAGAACACGCGCGGGCGGACGGCGCGGCAGCTGGCGACGATCCGCACCAAGGTCTACGGCGGGTCCGGTGAGGCAGTGGTGAACGAGGGGGTATCGATCTTCGTGCTGACCAACCGCGAGCCCCACGCCAGGCTGCTGGAGCATAAGTACAACTACGTGCGGCTTGCGATGCAGGCGGTTCGCGGGTTCGGCGTGCGGCGGATATCGTCGAAGTACGTAGGCGGCATGCGTGTCGGCCTGATGCTGAAGGGGAATAGCAATGCCTGACCTGGTTGTTTCGATGGGGATCGATGATCGCGGCGTCCGCCGCGGGCTCCAGAGCGTGGAGTCGGTGGTGAACCGGACGCAATCGCGGATCGGAGTATCGGGAGGTGTCTCTGGGTGGCTGTTCGGTAAGGGTGCCGAGCGACCAGACACTCTCATCAAGTCGCTCACGGGATTATCCGCAAAGTTCGGCGCTGTCGGTCTCGCAATGTATGGGATCAAGAAGGGATACGAGTACCTCCATGAGTTCGAGCAGCAGCTCCCGAAGGCCGAGCGCGGATTAGACAGGCTTACGGCGTCAAGCATGCGGTTCAAGGACTCGTTCACGAGCGGAACCGAGCTGCTTCTTCGCAGCTTTGCCCCGCAGATTCAGGGCATGTCGTCGAGCGGCGCTGGACTATTTGATGACGCCATCAATGCAACTGGAGACTGGTTCAAGCGCCATTGGTTTGGATTTTCCCCATTGAACGAAGGCACGTCCGCCGACGTTGGGGATGCATTTACGTCCGACATCAAGTCCATCGCCGCCTTCCGGTCGAAGGAACTGTCGCTGGCCACCCAGAAGTCGCTCGAAGCCGACATCCTCTCGTTGAACGGGAAGCAATACGAGTCTGACCTGGCGAGGCTCGAGGCCGCCCGTCGCCTGGAGTACATCAAGATACGCGAGAAAGCCGAGGGTGGCATGGGCCCAGAGGAGGTCAAGGCCGAGCAGGCCGCCCAAAGGGCGCGCGAGGAGGCTGGGCGCGCCAAGGCGCTCCGAGATCAAGCCGAGCGCGACGAGAGGGAACTCGAGACTAGGACACGCGAAAACCAGAAGATCGTGGACGATGCTGGTCGGCGATGGGCTGACGAGCATGCCGCGATGGCGGCCACGGATGAGTACAGGATGCGTGCGGCCGAGCGGAGCGCGATCAAGCTAGAGGACAGGGTAAAGGCGGCCGAGCAGCGATCACGACTGGAGCGTGACAAGGCAATCGAGACGGCGCGCATCAACGCGACAGAGCGGGGCATTGATGATGACGTTCTCGCGCGGCAGATTCAGGCCATTCGAGACTTCGCCGATGCCGATCTTGCGGCGACGCTGCGGGACATGAGGCCCGGAAAGAAAACGACGAACGACGGACTTGACCTCTCCAGCGCCGGCGCGGTGGCGTCGCAGGGGCAGGCGTTCACGTACTCCATCCCGGGCAAGATCGACCGCACTAACGCGCTCCTGCAGCAGGCCAACCAGACGCTGCGGGAGATCAAGCAGGGGCAGGGCGACGGGGCGAGGTTCGCGCCGTGAGCGACTACCGGGACCCGATCACGGCCGTGCACCGCGGGCAGCGCCGGGCGTGCCTGTCGATGACCGATCGGCACTCCGGGCACCGTCGGTCCGGACTCGCAAACAGCAGCAGCACGACGAATGGGCCGAGCAAGAGGCCGCAGGCCGCGCCCTTCCACGTGGCGAACCCGCGAACCTTGGCGATTATGGCGCCAATCAGCCACCCAAAGAAGATGCCAATAAACAGTGCCGCACCAAGAAAGTCGTTCATGGCGTTCTCCTGCGTGGATGCCCCAGCCTACATCGCCTCCGGCTCG